TGAAGAACCGTACCCGCTTCTTACTGGTCGGGTAGGAACAGCTATAAACGATCCCAGTCGTTCAGATAATTACGTCTAATGGCTGACCACGCAAAGGCAAAACGATTAGCCAAAGAGCACATGAAGTGCAACAAACCTCAGCGTGCTCCATCTGGAGATACGCACAAGTGGGTCGTTAAGTCCTGTCATGACGGGGAAGAAAAGATTGTCAGGTATGGCCGCCGTGGTTACGAGGATTATACACAACATCACGATCCTGCGCGACGTAAGAACTTCCGAGCTAGAATGGGATGCGATAAGGATATGGACAAAAACACGCCCCGCTACTGGGCCTGTTCTCGCCTCTGGGGTAAATCGTAATGGCTAAAACCGCAACCGACAAAGCAACTCCTTGCTACTGCCACCTGACGCAGTGCTTGAGGGATTCTATCCACATTTACCACCAGACCCAACTTGTTCACTGGAACCTGATGGGTGGTAAGTTTTACCAAATCCATCTTCTGACAGAACGTATTTACCAGGAGATGGAAGAAGGTAATGACACAATTGCTGAGCACATTCGTTCTCTTGATATTGCAACACCTAAGACAGTTGAGGACCTAATTTACTCAACAATGCCTGTAGTTCCTTTAGATAGTTGTTTTAATCAAGAAGCAATTATTCTTCAATTGGCGACCAATCACAATCTTCTTGCTCAAAAATTTGAAGATTTGATCAAGATGTCAGAACAGATTGGGGATCAACTGACACTTGACCTTGGAGTTGAACGCGGACGTGTTCACAAGAAAAATCAGTGGCTGCTAAAATCAAATTTAGAGTACAAAAAGTAAAAAATGACTACCGCTACGTTTTTTTTAGATACTGTTTTTTCTTACCCAGCAGCATTAACAACTGCTGGTACTACTACAGCCGTTAATTTTGCAGACAAAGATAATGCAGCATGCGTTAATATTGTTTTTCAGGTAACAGTTGCTTCTGTTAGTACTAATGTTGTTATTCGGTTTGAAGGAAGTTTAGATGGTACCAATTTCTTTAATTTAGATTCAACTGGGGATACTACCTTGACGGCTAACGGTACCACCGGATACAGTGTTCAAAATACCCCCCTAAAAGCTGTGCGTGGCCGCTTGGTTAGCATTAGTGGTGGGACTCCATCAGTTACTTTTGTTATTTCAGGAAAATAATGGGTCTTTTGCAGCTTAAGAGGTTAATGCTTAGTAGAAATACTGCATTAAGTTTGCCTCCCAGTGTAAGTTTCGACAACAACGCTCTTGCTTATATTAGTGCTGTCGAAGCTGCTGATGGCCAAGCATTGGAAACCGCTGTCAAGAACGCAATTAACGCGTTTGTGGTTGGATGCAAAGCCGATAGGATTTGGTCTGCCATCAAGGCCAGTTGCATCTTGAGCGGGGCACGGACGCTGAGCGGGGCTTTGGTTCCACTTGCGGGGACAGCTCCAACCAATAATAACTTTGTGTCTGGTGATTATAATCGAAAAACGGGATTGATTGGGAATGGATCTACTAAAGCACTTAACTCAAACAGAGCTGCAAGTGCGGATCCACAAAATAGCCGTCATCTAAGTGTTTATTTATCAACAGCCGGAGGCCTTAACGAAATACATGCTGGAGATGCGACATTTGCCACAAATGGCAATAGTGTATTGTACAGAAATGGACTTGATCAATTTGGTGGACGCTCTGTTCACTTAGGTAATTTAATTGCTTCTGACTTAAGTATTACAACAACCACAGTTAGTGCTTCTGTGCCATGTTTTTTTGGCATTGTCAGAACAGGAGCTAGCGCTCAATCTTTACGTGGCGGCAGACAGACAGCATCTAATACCATTTCTTCTGTTAGTCCTGCTACCGCTAATACGTTTATTTTTACTAATAGCGCTAGTGAGGCCCCCACAACTGCCCGCCTAGCCTTCTACTCCATTGGCGAATCACTTGATCTTGCACTTCTTGACGCTCGTGTTGCCACACTTGTCTCTGCTTTTGCGGCAGCAATCCCATGAAACTTTCTGATTTGATTGGACCAGACCATACACTGCCTATTGGCTTTGATGCCAAGACTTATGGGCTGGTATTTGACAATGCAATTTGCGATGCGCTTTTAGCAGTTCAGCTAGAAGACGCTAAGAACAGGATTGCTCCAGTTGAATTGACTGACGGCACCTGGGTAACCAGCGCTGATGTCTTAACTGAAGCAACAGATGGAATCTTTGCACCAATTTTTTCTCAGTTGCCCACAGAACTTGCTGAGCAGGTAGCAGTGGTGGACTGGGGGGATGTCATCAATCTTCTGCCAAAATCTGAACCCTTTGGCGCCACAGAAATTAAATAAACATTTTTACAATAAAAACTAGGGCATCAGTTTTGCTATATTAGCTGGTACTGAGGTGCATGCATGAGTTATTTCGAGAGTTACCAGCAGACAGTATTTTTTAGTTTTCCCACGCTCACAGACCCTGGCGTAACGGACGTAGTTGATGTTTACAGCGTCAACTACCTCTCTACAAGGAATTACACCCTTGTCGCAACCGTTGCCAATATCAATACTTCAGTCATTGTACGGCTTGACGGCAGTACCGATGGCACCAATTTTGGCGCCATGATCTCTAACATCATCAAGGAAGACGGAACCTACACGTACAACGTCAGCGGATTTCCTATGCGGAAGCTTCGCGCCAGCTTCTTCCACGAAACAGGTGGCACCGACGCTGAAGTAACCTTTCAGATCGCCGCCAACTAGATCAGTGGCCAGCTTCGGAACCACTTTGTAATTACGTACTTATCTCCACTCACTGGCGGACAAGCCTCGTGTAAAGTCTTTGGGTTTGGTATTCCATTTCTGTAAAGATTATTCCAGATAACAGCCATACCTTGTTTTGGTTTGATTTTTTTATTAAGCGCTATAAAATTAGTTTCACCACCCTCTTCTACATCATTTAAATAGCACATAAAAGTATAAGTGCGCTGTCCCATCCATTCTGTATAAACTTTATATTCTTTAGTAAAAGGAGTAAAGTAATCACAGTGTTTTTTATAGTACTGCCCTGGTTCGTATTTTTGCGCTTGAATTGTTTCGCCAAGAAAAGGAAAAATATTCAAAAACTTACAAATTTTTTTATCTAATAAATTAAAAGCCGGGGACGCAAGGTAGTGTAGATCAGAGGTTTTGCTAGTTCTGTAGTTTGAAATTTTATTGTCGTCCCTAGGGTTTGATACAACTGAAGGACGTAAATTTTTATTCACTAAAGACATAATTGCGTTACATTCTTCTGCGGATAAAAAATTATTTACAACACCAATTTGAGTAAAAGGAAAATCAAACCAATCAATATCTTGTTCTTTAAAATTACTGTAAAACCAAGAATAATCAATCTTTTTTGGTTTAAATTTAAAGCCACATAAGTTTATACACTGTTTGATGTCTTGATCTGTGCACTTGTAGTGTTCTTTAAAATGTCGAATAACCTGCGTTTTACTGGCTCCAGCAACAGCAGCTTTCATCAGCTCATGGGCAATTGCGGCCTGGTCCATGCTTGGTTTCCGGTTTAGATAAAATATAGTGGTTAAAAGAACCCGTGGCAAGTGGAATCAATATTTTTCTTGTTTTGGGTTACTTTTTTTACCGCCTACAGTTTTGGCTCTTACCTCCTAAGCCCCAGGGGCTCTCATAATGCCCGCCACACCAGCCACAAGTCAACACTTACAGCAGTACGTCACAGAACGCTTGCAAGCCCTACTTCAAGGTGGTCTTGAAGTCCCTGGAGATCCACCAAGTTTCACTGTGGACCAGCGTTACGTCCCCTTAAAGGATCCAGCGTACCAAAAATAACCGAATTTTAATCAGAGCTGTTAGAATTACGTCATGGATTGGGCGATTTGATGGACGCCAGTGGTCTGAACCTACCAATGGATGCTGAATTCGCTATCCATGCAGCTGCCTTTGCCATCCGTGAGATGGATAGGGATGAGCTAGAGGAAACTTTCCTTGACCTGCTTCATCAACGCGCTATGGACCGACAAATGTTCTTAAACATTTTGAAAGACCATGGCATTGATGCCGACATCAGTTTTAATTCCCTTACTCAAAGCCAACTCTCTTAATACCCATGGCCGTCACTCGTACTATTAAAGGCACCCTAGATAAGCTGCAGGTCAGCGGTGGTTCTGAAATTACCTTCCTAGGTCCAACCACAGCTGGTAACGTCGGTGATTTGACCCGTGGTTTCCGCGTAAACCCAGCCTCCACTGGGGATATCATTGTCAAGATTGATAAAAGCGCCGCATTGATTGACTTGGAAATTTTCCAAGAAGATGCATACAATACAGGCAGCGCTCCTACTGGCTACCAAAAGTTTTTTAATATTTTTAAAGCAGGCAAGGGTAAAGGTGCCGTAGGCGTGACCGTAACCAACGTAGCAAAAGATTATATTGTGCTTCTGACTTTTGACGACTATAGTGAGGCGTCATATACCGGAAGCGTGGTTGTCCCCTAAGGAATACCAAAGCCCTTTTCTTAACGACACCGCCGTTAAGCTTATACAGCTCTACACTCCGGCCAGGACCGACTGCGGTTTTGGCCGTTTTGCTGCGTACAAAACGGAACACGGTGAATGGCGTATCGGCTATGGATCAAAACGCATCGGCAAACACTGGGCGGGAATGTTTAGCCGAGCAACAGAAAAAGAAATTCTTGAACAGTTGATCAAGGATTTAGAAGAGTTTGCAGATAAGGTTCAGCACTACGTTGTCATGCCAACCGCACCTAAAAAACGTGCCGCACTCCTAAGTTACGCGCACAGCGTGGGTCTAGCTAACTTCAAAGAATGTCAACTTTTGAAGTTAATTAACAAACGAGCAAGTAAGAACGCCATTATTAAAGAGTGGAGTCCGTTCATCAATCCTGTTTACCGTGGTGCCAGTCCGTTTTTAAAAGAACGTCGACGTGTTGAACTCAATACTTACTTGGCGCCAGATGATCAAGTCCCGCTATTTACTGAACACAAGTGTCTTCTGAAGCACTGCCTGCTCAATATCGGCGAAAGCTATATGGGAACCCCCAATCAAATCAAGGCAATCGAGTACCTAGAACGAAAAGTTATGGAGTGGGACCCCACTGGAGAAACTATTCGTCGCTTTTTTCGTTATTGGAATCAAGAACAGGGGGGATTGGGTTCGCCTCGAAACCTATAGTACATTGCAACCAGTCCAACATGTCCAGTAACTGAAGTTCTGGACAGTATTCGTGAAGAATTTTATCGGGGTCCATCAGTGAACCTTCCACTCATTGTTATTACGTTCTATTGCAATCTTAAGCAGTACCAGATAACCAATCAGGTCCTGAATAATGTCTTCATCAGTAGCAAGTAAGCCCGCACCTTTCTGGATACGATTTAGTTTGTCATCGATACGCACAAGAAGCTGCTCTATTGAGTCTGCTTTGCTAAAAATTCGAGAAGGAGTTAGTGCTGAATCACCATATTTTCTATTTTTTTCTAGTAATAACTCTTTGATTTCATTACATACTAGAGAGATGTCCGCTTGGGTATCTAACATGGGTTTGTTGCTGTCAGAATAACTTTATGAAGCCACAGACTAGCACCGATTACAGCGTTGACAACCGCCGGAGCGGTGCCAAAATTTCCTCAATTCGTGGGGGTAGCAATCGCTGCGGTACTTCCGATATGAACGGAAGACAATGTGCGAGCGATAATACAGAAGGTAAACGTTTTCTTAACAGATATATTGATCAGCACAAGGCTGGAGAAAAAACAAATTTAACACAAGAACGTAAGCAAGATAATCGGTTCACTTTGAGTGCAATGGGCGGTACCGTCCCAATTGGATCACTTGGCTTGGGACAAGAAATACGCAATACAGATACCGTCTACTCATTTAAAAATGCGTTTGGTTCGCCTAAGGCACCAGCACAGAAACGTATTGAGAAGCTGGATTAATAAATAACTTTTCCAATGTGGGAAAAAATTTCAATAAAATTATCAGCCTGG